AGCTTCACTCGCTTTACAACGACATGCTTAAAGCAGGCGTGGCGCGAGAGTGCGCTCGAAACATTTTGCCCTTGTACACGCCTACCAGACTTCACGCACAAGGAACGATTCGATCATGGGTTCATTACGTTGGTCTTAGAGGCAAAGAGGACACGCAGCTCGAACATCAACTCATCGCACGTCAGATCGCGATGTTGCTTGACTTAGAGCTTCCAACCGTGGTTAAAGCAGTTGTTCAGACTCAAGATCCTTCTTTGGATGGCTGGAGGTTCTTAAGCGAGCACCGTTCTTTGGCGTAAGGCTCTTCCATAATGACGTGCGTAGCGTCATGAAGCCAAGGAACAAACCAATCGCTTACTGGGAAACAGTGTTCCCAGTTTGCAGGGTTGGTACAGCCGATTATGACTGTTTGAAAAAAAGCGGATAAAAAACTATATACGACGTAAAGGTCACTCATCTTCTTCTAGTTCCTCTTCGCCCTCTTCTTCCCAGAGATTGATGGTGGTCTGGTCTTCAATGAAGCTTGTGAGATTGGCGATAGCGTCAGTAAGAAGCTTTTCTTCTTCTTCAGACAGTTTCTCAGGGTTCTCTTTTTCGCTCATTGATTTTCCAGGAAAGCTTCCTGAGCTTGCTTTTGGATAACTCTACGTAGTTGTGGAACTTTGTCATCGATCAAGTGCATACTGCTTACGTAAGCATTGGCTTCAAAACCGTCTTGCCGAAGAGTTACTCGAATTAGCTCGTTTGCAACAATCTCGACTTCTGGCTGTGTCATTCTTTCCAGTAATCTTCCTGCTGTTGCCTTGTAACTTGTTGTGGGCCAGCAGCCTGAGCGAGTGCGGCAGCTCGAAGAGCTTGTCGATGCTGTTCAAGCTGTTGAGTCAAAGAAGCGGTTTGTTGTTCCGCCCAGTTTTTGGCGTTAGACGAAAGTTCGTCTAATACATTATTGCTGTGCGGAAATACAAATGCAGTACCAACTCCTGACTGAGTCGGAATTTTTTGTCCGTTAGTCGACTCCGCAAGAGCCATCAAAAAACTGTGAGCTTGTTCGACACTCACGTTGGCTACGAACGAAAGCTCTACGGGATCGACAAGACCTCGATTGTTTTCGTAAAGGGCGCTGAAAGCACCGCTTACGCGAGTCGCAATCTCTTTCTGTGTGTCCTTGGCTGACTTACGTTTGTCCACAACAGAGGCTCCTGCAAGCGCCCCTCCCATAAAAGCGAGAGGGGCTCCCACGAACTGAGGCGACGTGACAGCTGTGGCTACGGCAGCAGCACCACCAAAGAAAATAAGCAGCGGTGTTGATTTAAGTTTGGGCATCGTGTTTGTTAAAGCTGTTTTCCCAGAGTTTGTAGTCTGGATTTTGTGCGAACTCAACAGGGTTAGGAAGCCTGTCAGGTCCGTGAGAAGCGCGATCCGATGTTAGATCAAACGGCTTCAATCGCAAACCTTTGACTGCAGCTAAGCCATTTTTTGATGTTGTGCTGCAGTTAGGGAGTTTGAGGATATTGCAAAGTGTTTCCATTGTCCTCTCTACGAACCTTGGTTTAGCTGCTGCCTTGTAACCACAGGCTTTGCAGAAGTTAGCGTAACTAGCGTAAAGTTCACTATAAGCGTTTTTAACGTACATACCTTTTTCTGATTCATCAGTGCTCGGGCGTGCTGCACCGCGACCTACCACTGTGGCTGAATTAGGAGCGTAGAGACAACATTCAGACATCCAAGCCACATATTGGTTGTTGAAAACCAAAGCATCGATGTTGGTTTTGGCGAGAGAGGGAGCGTGTTTCACAGGGTTTGCCAAGACATCTCGCATGTCGTCGAAGCTCATGGATAACGCCCACGCAACAATTCCTGGAAGTTCGTCCACGAACTCGCCTTCGAGCCTGTCGCCATAGACGCTTAGGAGTTCTCGCCGCTGACTAGGAGGCACAACTTTGTCCATGACAATGGTCAGCCTTCGCCTTTCAAGACCACTCGTCGAGTCGTTAGAGCTGATGTGCTCATTACTCGCGATGCAAACCAAACACTCGGGCTTGAAACTAATGATCTCTTTGCCGTACTTACGTTCAGCCCTAAGAGTGTCGGACGCAGACGTAAGCTTCTTCAGCACGTCCATCCGTTTGTTGTAGTTCGATTCATCTGTCAGAAGGAGAAGTCTTTTACCGATAAGGTTGTAACTTTCAAACTTGTTGGTCTCGATGATCTCAAGGCTCGATGTGTGGGTACTGTTGAAACCTGCGAGAGCAATCATCAACTGTTGCATGGTTGATTTGCCTGTTCCACCAGGACCAACGAGGTGTAAGAACCTTTCACCAGCGGTGTAGCCAGTAAGAAGCGCTCGTGAGAAAGCCTGAATCAGGCGACTTTGGCCTGGTTTCAAGCTGTCTTTCATCCAATCAAGAAATTTCGGGCACTTTCCTTCTGCGTCCCAGTCGTACATAAGACGACTACGGAAATAAAGTTCTTTGTTGTGCCCAGGACTGAATTCAAATGTTTCGCTGTCGAGAGCACCGTTTCTAAAAGGAATAAACTTTCTTCCTGTAGTGAAGATGCTGGTGCGCCCACCGTCGAGGGACTTCAACATCTTCGCCTGCAGCATTGAGTAGACGCTGTTAACGGTTGTAGATGCGTACTTAGGAAGCACCCCCGTGGATACAAAAGTGTCCAATGCGTTAACAATTCTACGCTTTACGTGCATTTCGTCTTGCACGTACCACGTTCCTTGATCCTTGTCGTAAGTATAGAAGTTGTCGTGAGTGCTGTCGTATAGATAATTATCGCCCTGACTCGTGCAAATGATTTCCGCTACGTCGTTTTCTGCGAACGTACGCTGTTGCTGTTTTCCATTTTGCAAATTGACAAGCTGAGCGGGGCTCTTGGGAGCTGACATAACTGGTTCTGTTGTTGATGTTGATGTTGTTGGTTCTTCGTTCAACGTAAAATCGTCGAACGTAAGAATTGAATTGTGAGGTTTTGGCTTGGTTTCTTTAATAGCTTGTTTAGTTTCTTCAGTGGCGTAGGTTTCAAAAACCTCTGAAGAAGCTGACTTAAGCCTTTTCCAAGCAGCAAGATCGTCGTGCTCTGAAGCCATGACGACAGAAGGACGGATCGATTCAACGTCCCTGATGCTTTCGACTATTCGTGTGAACTTGCCATCAATCTCCGCAGGGTAGTCATATATAGCATAGAACGCACGGTGTGCTACTGTCAAGGGATCGGCAGTAGGGTTTATCGGAACGCCTGCGTCGTTAAGCCAGTTAACCCAACCCAAAATTTCTTTGACCGCCCTTGTGGTAGCTGCAGAGCGGTCATCTACCGGCTCACCTTCGAGAATGTTTTTTACAGATCGTGATAGGAGCTTTTCAAAATCAACACCGTCATCGTCTGACGTGATGTTCTGTAGAGCTTCTGTTACGTTGAACTGTGCTCCTTTATCTGTTTTCGGTGCAGCTGCGTATGCCTTGGCTGCCTCTTCTATGCGAGAAGCAGGAATAAACTTTTCGCTTACGTAGAGAATATGTTTGTCGCTTTTAGCTCCGTAGAACAAGTTAGGAACTTGAGTTGCCCTGATATCAGAACCTGGAATATCTTTTGAGATAGCTCTAGTAAGCCATTGGTAAAACTCACCATCAAAGATTGGTTTTTCTAAACCAAAAACCAACCTAAATCGAGGCCAATCTTCTGTACCAGAAGGTGAATCATAAGCTAATGAAAGATACTTTTTACATATATCAAGTTCTTTAGCTTGTTCCCACGTAAGTTCTTGCTTCTGAATTTTGTTTCCGTTTTCATCTTTACCGTCTGCTTGATTGTCGACATCGATAATTATTAATCCCGCGTGGATTATTCCTGTCCCACCACTGACTCTTTTGCCGTCAGTTAAATGCCAAGCGCATAAACCTTTCTTTTGAGCTACTTCATTAGCAATCTCTTGAGAAGATAATTCCTTTTTTTGCCAGTTTTGGTTGAATGCGGTGAAGTCGCCACCCTTCTCGATCTTGCCACTGACCGCATCCAGAGCACCTGTTACTTTGTTGTTAATAGAACAGATGAACTGCATGGGGGAACCTGTAGTGACAACATTCTGCCGCAGATGCGAGCCTGCAGCAAATATTTTCAAGAAGCTTTGCGAATTGCTTCGACTTAAGCGCTCTTCCCTGGTCGGACTTCTGTAAAGAATTTATCTACAAGTCCAAGCCATGTAGCTTCGTCTTTCTCTACTTCACTCTCACCAAAGGTGAAGACCTGAGTTTGATATTCTTCGATGGCAGTACTAACAATAATCTGAGTTTTATTAATTTTAATTCCTAAGCATGCTTCAGCTGCAAGTTTGTAAGCGGCTAGTTGAAGCCTTGTCTTTTTAGTTTTGAATACACCTGACACCAGTGCTTTTCTTGTCTTCTCGTCTAAGTTCTGTTTTTTGTTAGGGAACCTTGCGCTGTAGGGGCCTGCACTTGTTTTGAAGTCAGCGAGAATAATTTCAGCGTTGTTATCCATATAGATAAGGTCACAACAACCTGCGTAACCGTGACCAGAATCAGGATTGTAGTAAAAAATTCTGCCTACTCCATCCTCACCTACGTATTTAGACCATTTCGGTTGATTAAAAGGTCTTTCAGACCAGAGTACTTTTCCGCCCTCTAGTAAATCGTCAACGCACTCTGGCACACCTGTCCAGTATGGTGCATATTTTTCCGGCGGGACAACACGTAGTCCTCGAAGATGATTTTCAGTTGCCTCGTGGATCCATGTTCCTCTAGCGGCTGCTTCGTCAGCTACACCAGGGTTCATGATGTTCCAATGGGCAAGCTTCTGCTGAGTTTTTGCCGATTGAGTCGCGCTTAAGATCGAAGTTACAGAAGGAAGGTAATCAGGTACGCCAGGACATTTGTAATGCCTTAAACCGTTGATTGTTTTACGCGTATCCACTTTTTTTACCTGATCAAAAGGAACTAATGTCGCTGTCAGCGTCACTCAAGGGCTCGTCTACAAAAAACTCACTCTTCTGGTATTCGAACTCTTTGTTTCTTTGATCCAGTTCGCTTAGAAGACAACGAGCTGCTGAAAAAGAATCGGCTACCAGTTCAGCGATAACATCTGCTTCTCTTGTTTTACCCGCGTGGTCAACACATTCCTGCAAGAGCTGGTTGCTTACCAAGAGAGCTGCAATGGTATCCAGCTTTCTGTTTGTTTCTTGCTGCGTTTCGATATACTGCGAAAGCAACAGTTGTAATCTCCCTTTCACTTTTAAAGAAAAGTTTTCGGTCGCTGCCAGCTTACATCGAATTCGACTTCTGTCTGATCACAAGAACTCTTAGTTTTGTTGAACACAAACCACGCAGAAGTTACTGAGTCTTTTGATTTATTTTGATCCGCACGGAATTCAGGTCTAGGGTTTAAAACAATCAGATTCGATAAAGGTTTTTCTTGGAGAAACTTAGCTCGTTGTTTCGTGGGCTCCAAGAACGTAATGCGATCTAGGATTATTACTCCTTTACGAGCTACTTCATAACCTGGATAAAGCACCCAATCGATTGTTGATGGAACTCCCTGAGTCACAGCTACCACCCAGTCGCACTGAGGGACGCTCTTCCACCACATCAGATCTAAATGATCATCAGCACAGTCTGCCTTATATGTTTCTTTAAAACCTAATTCATCAAGTTGCTTTTGGAGTTGTCCCTCATGGTCTAGAGGTAACAGAATTTTGCCAGAGCAAATTTTTCGATCGGCAATAGGATTGAATATATACTTTGGGATCTGATAAAAGCTCATGGATTCAGATGCAGTTCTTCAAAAGCTTCGTCACTACATGTCGATGGAGCAAGAGTTCTACCATCATCGGTTCATGGAGAAAGCGAAGAAAATTGACGACGTGGACGAGTTAGTCGAGATCATAGATCTTCTACATTCGAACTACCTAATCCGTTCGAAACTGTTTATTAACCTCGCTCACCGCGTGGCTGAAGAAGGATACGAGTTACCTTGCATTGCTGAGCTGATGAAGGATAGTCAATAAAAAACCCCGTCTAACTAAAGACGGGGTTAGAAAATCCCTTCGTAATTACAATTCTAAACCGGCAGCCTTGATGGCGTCCTTCATTTCCTGCGTCAGCTCTTTGGGTTTTTCTTCCTTGGGCTCCGGTGCTTTACCTTTCGGTTCACCGGCACCAGCAGGGAGACTAGAGAGACCACCCGGTTTATCTCCTTCAAGCTTAGGGTTAGCTTGATCGAAAGCTGCTTTGATATCTGTGTGATCTGATCCAAGAGGAAGCTCAACCAGATTCGAACCGGAGATATGAGAACGAAGTGCAGCCGATACCAGATCAGTTCCAGTTGACGGTAACCACTTACCGATATCCTCGATAAGAGATTTTTCTTCGTCTCCGCTGAGAGGTCGGTCGGCAAACTCCAGGGCGTTGTAGTTAATCTTTCCAGTATCTGCGCCGGTAGTCGGGTCAGTCTGCGTGAAGCTTTTCCCAACAAACTTCGTCGTGGTCACTACTTCCGCAACATTAATGCGGTTGTTGTAAAGAGTCTGGAAGTAAGAGATAAAATTCTTCTGACTAGCTTTACCGGAAATAATACTAGTAGCAACGCACCTTGGAGGAAGTAAACGGTGATTAGGAGAAACGCCAATGTAAGCAATCCGAATGAACTCCTCATGGGAGCGCATTCCAAGGTTGCCGTAGAAGGGAGTAAACCCGAGGAGGATAAATTCGATGGGAATACCGTTGTCGTTAGCATCCGTGATGGCGGAATCGGGATCCGTATCTGACTTCCAGCGGCGCTGCTGAAGATCAATGCGCAAGGTGTGAGGTGGGACTTGACAAAGAATTTCATCAGCCTCGAATTGTCCAGCGATAAATACCATGATTGAATCAGAGATCGAAGTTAATTGAACCGATAGCCGCTGCTGACACTGTGTTCTTTTCAGGGTCAGCTGCCTGTTTGGGAGCGGACTTTGTTCCCTTGGGCAGGTACAGAATCTGATCCACTGAGTAGTTCAGATACTGCTTGTCCTCTTTTGTGCTGGTGCTTACCCGTCCAACGGCAACCGTGGGAGTGCCTGGTGCGAGTTCAGCCAGTTGTTTTGAATGTTGGTTCCAAGCGGTCAGCTTGAACCAATTCGTTTCTTTCTCGCCAGGATTTTGCCAAGCGATAGAACGGTTAGTCACAGTGGACTCACCTACTTCTGCCTCTTCTGATTTGGGTCCGAGACCACCACAAGCCATAAAGGTGTTGATGGCGAGGATGTCTGAGAAGTTTTCCTTGCTGACGATCAGCATGGGTTGCATCTGAATGACACCATCAGGAGTCGCTTTGCAAGGCCCGATGGCAAGGACCTCTTCTTTTTCTTTGAGCTTGTTCAAAAGTTTGCCGACGTAGTGATCGGCTTTTTGAATTAGCTGAACCCTCGTGGTTACACGTTTGGTCGATGAAGGCAGAGAGTCTGCAATCACACTGACCTTTCCGTCTTCGAGGAGTGCCTCATCAGCAATCCTCACCCCCAGTAAGAAGACATTCATTCTTGAAAGTCCTGTAAATCGTTGATCGGTGTACGTTGAGTGCCTTGGCGATTTGCGGAACGCTCGCGCCTTGGCTTCGGAATGCTAAGGCCATTTTCAAATCACCGCCACCTAATTTGGCATTTGTGCCGGAAAGATAATGATAATGGTAAGGATTAACACACTTCTTGTTACAGCATGTGTTCTTAACGGTTTTGTCTTTGCAAATATCTAGGTAACCCAGTATCAAAGGGCGCACATAGTATCTCCTTCCAAGCGCGTATACAGATGGAACACCATTTGTCTCTGATCCTTCCCACCTGTAACAATTTTTATAATCAAATTCGTTGTAAGCAAGCTTCTCAAAAAGCTCACTCAGCTTGCTTAATCTTGTCTTTCCGTAAGTCAACTCAAATTTATCTA